AGGGCCTTTGGAGTCTCTCCTCTGCGGCAGGTTGAGATTGAGGGTCGGTTGGTTTGTAAGCCCAATTACGATTGGCAGGCCACTGAGCCGGCGTCTTTGCCTGTTGCGGAGCAGCTCGCCCTCTCTGGACCTGGGCCATGCGAAATTTATCTGGCTCGTCTCCCTGTGGTGTTGGGGCACGCGGCTGAGGTAGGCGTAGGCTATGACTGGTGAAGAAAAGACATGTGGTTAGTAGCCCTAGGTGGAAGGAAAGGGCTTCACGTGGTTAAACCGAAACCGTCCGGGGTTATGGGTAGCGCTGGTTGGATGAACCTCCTCTCTCCAATTGGTTGTGACACCCTACTCGGCGGTGAGGCGTCTTCGCACGGGAGCTCCAAGCGAGGACCACATGGTCTAACCGACCAGTCACCTACCGCGGGTCGTTGTGGACGACGTGAAACACCACTGCTGACGGGTGGATGAGAACCTGTCCCTAGAGGCCCACCGGTACATGGGTTTACGCCCCTACTGGGATGACGGCATCTAGGCCGAGCTAGCTCTGGCGAGTAAGCTCGTACCCGCCCTGCTTTGGGCCTTTCTCTGGGTAGACCACGACGGCTGAGTCTAACCTTCGTCGAAACTCGCGGTCGCAACTTTGTGCGGGAGTGCTAAGATTCCTTGGTTGGTGAGACGTGGGTGGCAGAGGTAAGCTACAACTTACGTTGGATGCTCTGTCAGTTATCCGGCACGCGACGGACCAAGGTACCTCTCCGGTTGTTGATAGCTTGTCGAGACGTGTCAGTGGGAGTAAGTCCGTAGGCTGTGGGTTGGCGCGCTCGGGGATTGTGGGTGTGGCCTGTTATGGCGAGCATCGGGACGACGGAAAAAGGGGACAAGTGCCCGGAAGGGAGACTAGGGTGTGACAAAAACCCGCCGAGAGGTTGCGGGGGTGTGGAAGGGATCCGCTTGACGGAGGCTTCCCCCGGTTCGGGTGTGCTTCAGCAGCCCGCCATGTCACCCTTTTGGGTCCAGAATGGAAACCGCGCTGGTCCGCCCCACTCAGCACAGGTGGGTTGGCTTCAATGCCATCGGGACTGTGGTGTCTACGGGCATCACGCTGTAAGTCGCGGCTAGAATCCTACCTCCTTCCTTAGTCGAAACCAACTTACCCTTCGGGGGACGGTGTTATGATGCCAATGGCCTGGCCCTTGCCGCTGCAGGGTTGTAAGGTGCGGTCTGAAAGTTTGAGTAGTCAGGGTGAGACGGGGTCCTGTATCCCTGATGCGGTTGTGTGGAGTGTCGGGTGCACATGCTGTGGCCCGGAGGGGGTTTTCTTTCGATGTTCTTGTGTGGAGCCTACTACATGGTTGTATCAGTCCGTTACCCCCGCATCGAAAAACAAGAACAGGGGTCGCTTCCACCCTTAACTGATAATGGAGGCACGCCTGCACTGGGGCGTTACTCAATTCCTGTGCAGGGTCCTTCCCCAATCGGCTTTGGCGGGGGAGAAACAAGGTGCTGTGGAAATGACGTTGGGCAGCGTCAATTGGGCCCCACAGTGCGCTCTAGGTGTCAG